AGAAAGTCCATCGCTTCTTCTTGGAACAAACGTTGTTTACTGTGGTTGGTTTCCCATAGGGGTATTTCCCAAATCTTATCAGGTTCTCTCATATACTTAATATAGACATAAACGCACTCTCAGAATCAACAAAAAAAATGGGGACACCCATTTCGGCACCCTCCTCTACTATAGATAATGCACCTGAACGGTGTTCGTGTAATGTTTTAAGGTCGTAAGTGAGTATGCCCCATCCATTTTTAATACAATCATCGAATAAAGAGTCAAACTTCTTAGAAGAGGCTCCTTTCTGAATTATTTCCCAAGACTGTTTCATGACTTTAGCGTCAAGCATACACACAAAAGAGTTAATGTTATTCTTAACTGAGTTTACTTGTTTTTGTTCAACATCCGTTGTGAATCTAGCGTATATCACTACTTTAGGTTGTTCCATTCTTCTACCTTGTATCCAGTCTTATCTTCCTTTACCGATATTTGCAGTACGTTAAAGATGCCCGACTTCATAAGCCGACTATTCGCATCATTAGGATGATAAGGCGTACACACACTCAAAACAATACCTTTATCGTGAACACGCTTAATCCATGTGTTCGATACTTTGTTCCATACCGTTTCCCTACGAGCCGTAGATATTCTGTCTTCGTCATTGCACACATCATCAAGGATCAGTACACCAGCACGTTGACCAGTTGTTTGAGTTAATACTGCATACGCCTCATAAGTGGGGTTACCAGTACGGTTACGACTTTTTACAATTATGCGTTGGGTCGAACCTGTATCGGTGCGGTCAAACTCAACAGGATTGAAGTTATGTTCCTTACACCAGTAGCGGTACATATCACTCATGAATAGCGCACGCAAAGACAATATCCTTTTCGTAGAGATGCCACCGTCCGCAGATACAATCAACGTTTCTAGCTCGTGTTTTCTCGTGGTCATGTATGCGCTCAATCCAATGGGAACTTGTTGGGACTTTCCTGTGTTATAGGGCGCACGAATCAATCCATTCAAACGAGCGTTTTTAGATAAGGCTTGTTGTTCCCACTCATAAATGCCTTGTTGCATCGTTAAATGAATCTGGGCTTGCGTTACCTTGTTTCCATCTTGATCCGCTAGACAATTCTCAATAAAGGAGTTCCTTAGTTCTAATGAATCGGCAGGTGGCTCGTGTCCTACTACATTAACCAGTAAATCAGACCAATTACTTTTCTGGGGCATACGCTCGTTTGCACAGGGGGCATTGCGCCTCACACTTTCTGCCATGAGAAACAACACCCAAACATTTAAAGGGTTTTGTTTTGTTCCAAAACTTCAGGTGTTTCACAAAGAAGTTCGTTTTAAATATAGGAAACTTAAACTTTATAGGCATATACCTCCTCCTTTATCTCCATCAAGTCCTCCTTAGGCATATACAAGAAAATGTCTTTTCTACCGTTCCTACCCAACAGTTTATAAACAATACTACTGAATCCATACTTCTTGTGAAGGCCGTTGCCCCTTAATACACCTTTCTTATTATCAATGAATTTCAACATCTTCTTTTGTACGTATCTATACAGCGTGTTATTGTCCACCACTACAAACTCATCATGAAACTGAAAGGCTAGCTTGTCTGCACCACGAGGGCTGCACCATCCAGACTTACCCTGAACGTTTCTGAGTTCCACAAGGACATATCCTTTCTTGTGACAACCCTTCAGACCCTTAACGTCATAAGTCACATCGCCCACACGAACATCAATGTGATTATAGTCATCTTGCTTCGTGCCTTTTACTGCCCCAGTTAATTCACAGAACAAGTCCTCCGATTTCTTGCCATGAGCGTACTGTCTATCTTGCATTTGTTTATACGACTTCATAATCCGCTTCTATCGCCTCCATTCTTTGCGCAAACTCTCTAAGCTGATCCAGATTAAGGAAGTCTTGTAGAACTTGCAGGGTTTGTTCTCGCACCTTGTTTTTATACTCTATAATAATGGTAGGTTCATTACTTAGCTCTTTACGCACGTCATGCAGATCCTTCATGATTTTACTCAAGTCCTTCGGATGAATCGCATCCAAATCTGGGTGTTCCTCTAGCAGCGTAGTAATCTTCATGAGCATGAACTCTACTTTAGCCGACATCTTTTCTTTGCGTTGCTCCAGCGTTCCCAAGTCAGAAAGAACGTCCCTGTACTTGTTAATTTCTGTCAACGTTTTATTATCAAAATCAGGCTTGTTCTCCCTTAAAATGATCTGGTCATCAAGCTCAGAACGCTCCGCTTTCCAGTTGTAAATGGTTTGTCTGGACACACCCCATTTTTGAGCTACTTTTGACACATTGCCAATGACACTAATATCTTTCAGGATTTCAACCTTTTCTTCAGGTGAAAACTCTTTGTTACCAGCCCTTTTCTTTGACATACTCAATCACTGATTCTATGCGGTTATAAATATAGTTAGGCAATTTATCAGACATAGAAGGTATCTCATAAAGACTCTCAATAATCACCTTTATCTCTTCTAAAAGCTCCTCTTTGGTTAGTATCTTTTTCTTCTTGTGCCAGCCCATTTTACATAAACTTAATAAAATTGACAAACTATACCTAGAAATCTTGTAAATAGCAAATGTTGACACCTTATGCCGAAATTTATTATTTTGCGGAAGGGAAGGTGAATGACGCGATTTTGCATTTTATTTAAGACCCTATCCCCTGTTAAAATAGTGCTACAAATCCCGCTAGAAATCTCTATAAATGCGTAAAAATTTCTCCAGCTGAGCGCAATATTGAGAGCGGTTAACAGCTGGATGATTGACGGGATTAATACTAGCGTAAAAATCCTTTGTAAGGGATCGAATATATAAAACAGTATCTGTATACCATTTCTTATATAGATGAGCTTATAAGGCAAATATAATGCCTGTAAATGGATTACAATATTTGAAAGGATGCAAGCGGATCAGATGCGAATTAATCCAGTCGGATTGAAAGTATAAAGCAAAAAAAAGCCGATGCGCTTAAACATCGGCCTTAATCCCAGTGGTATGTGTTTTATCTTAGGTCGTTTCCTTAATCATGTAATCCATCTCAGCTGGATCGGCTTTATCGAATCGCTCATCATCTGAAGTGATAAAGGGAATTCCATGCGATAAAAATTCCTCCCAGCTATTACATTCTCTTGCCAGCTGATAAAGAGACTCAGTATTGTTTATGTATTGCGCTACATTCCATGTAGTGTAGTCTTTCCATCCGATATATGGTTTTTTGTGTATTTTTGCCATTGTTTTATTCATTAGTGTTAATCTTATAAGGTGCATCAGCGTTATAAATATCGATCAACCAATCCAATTTATTTTGATTTTGCTGGATCTGTAGATCAATATTTTCTATCTCATAAGGCTTTAAAGTATGCGAAAAATGTTTTTTAGTATACTCTAATCCTTTAATGATTCCATACAATTTTGTTATTTCCATCTGCATCGGTTCCATGATTAACCCCATATTATATGTATTAATACATGGGATCCAAAGTATACCCATGCAAATACCATAAATGTTATAAATGAGACTTTATATATTTTTTCTGCTTTGTTCATTTGTTCATTAGTTTATTAAAGTTGATAGTAATAATATCGCAAGCGATAACGATTAAAGCAAGCTAACCAGCAAAAAAACCAATATTACTATATTATCCTTAATTACTTTAATATTAAAGCATTTAGTTAGTAAAAATCCCTTATTTTACCATGTAAAAATCCCGCTAAAAATCCCTTATATAGGCAAAAAAAAACCTGTATTTCTACAGGTTCTTAATTGTTTTATGTGGTAATTTTTAGATCATGGTAATCCTCAGATCCGCAATATGGGCATTGATCCGATTGATGATATGTATATCCAGTATCTGATTCCTGTATACATCTTATATCTTTAACTGGGAATATATTTTCGCAATCAGTACAAATACAGGTTTCTGGGAATAGCTCATCTAATTGATCCCTTTCGATTGCGTATATTTTCCTATTGATTTTGGATTGATCGAAATCGGTCAAATTAGTAACGCGCGATCCAATTATATTGGTATTTTCAACTATATCCTTTGGTTTTATATCCCAAAATTCCATTAGTTTTACTAGATTATTAGGCATACATCACCTTTATTCTTTTATCCTCAGATTCAGTCTGCATTTGAAGCCAGCAAATAGCCTGTACTTGATAACCTAAAATCCCATAGTCATTAGCAATATCAAAGAATATATCCCTAAGTTGCTCATATCTAATAGTGGAACTTAGTGTTTGCCCTTTAGTAAATAATTCCCTCATCATCCATCTATCAAAGGTGACATAATCAGCATCTAAACAAAGGTTCCTATAGAAAGGATAAGTTTTTCTAGATTTTGGTAATAGATCCACATTCCCATCCAAAAAATTATATCCTTTAATCTTATTTGATTTCCATCCCATAATTATTATTTGATCTACAGGAACTGATTCTCTATGGTTATCGAATAGAGTTAAAGCAATCTCAATATTTTTATCCCATGGAACCGATGGGGATAAAATAGATGTTAATTTTGCCAGCTTATCAAATGATGTTTTTCTGGCATCTGCTAGATCATGTAATTTGACATTTGTTTTAGCATACCATCGGATCCCATTATTCCAATTATCGGTTCCGTATGCTCTATCTAAATAACCTTTAGTGTTGGTTATCACTTGATTTTGTAAATATTTACTAAATCCGCTCATATTATTTATCCTCATTAGTTTATTAATCATTAGTTGATAACAGATGATAAGCACATATTTCTAATTTTCAAAATATGAAATAGCGTAATAATAAAAAACCCTCATCTAGCTAAAGACAAGGGTTTCATGGGGGGTTTGCCTAAAAATCCTCAGTGAAAATCCTTAGGTAGAAATCTTTTAGTGGACAGTCCACCATAGCTTATCATAAAACCAATCAGCGCTATCGGTATCATATATGACTTGATCATTTAACTTATCAATTTGATCATCTGTCATTTGTTTACCCTTGTAATATGCGTTTGTAATGATCCCATTAATATTTCGGTAATCACTTGCGTCTATATGATCTATCTCTACATCCTCTAGCAGATCAAGTTTAAACTTAGGCATTTTTATCACCTCTAATATTTAACGAATCAAGTTGATCATTTGTACCTTTAAACATTAGTATCTCTTCATATGACCTCTGTTTTCTTTTAACGTTAATTTGTTCTGCTATTGCATCTATTATCTCTGAAGTGGGTTCTTCTACGTGCTTGTAAAGTTCATCTTCTACACGATTCCATATAAAATGATACGTATCAGCTATAATGTCATCAAAGTCTATTTTATCCTCTATTATATCAATATCGTGTTCAACTACCTCTTCTTGCTTAGGTGGTGTAACACTTAATGTCTTATTCATATCAAATTTATCTGCTAAAGACTTTATTATTTCATGTATGTTTTGTGCTTGTTCATTCATTGTATTAGTTCTCCTTTTGTTTATAGTGCATAGTTTTCTTCGTAGTAATCCCAATCAACATTGCCATTGCAATCAATAATTTCTTCACGAATAAAATCACTTGCTTCTCTACCGTATCTACCTTGTAATTTCCAAGCTAAACCAGTGGCAATAAGATCAGCAAATAACTGAACGATCCATTCAAGGCTATGATCTTCAGTTTCGTATTCAATCACTCTTTGGTATAAACCCATCATTTCTATTTGTTTCATTAGTCATTAACTCCATTCTTTTGCTAATTTTAATATTGATTCATCAGATACAATCACTCTAATCGAGTCATAATTTATATCACTGACTACATCTACAATTATCTTACCATCCCTGTAGATGTAGGGCATTTCTAGAAAATTAAGCCTGTTAATAGCTTTTTCTATGTCTGTAATTTTCGCACGTTTTTTCATAGTTCTATTAGTTTGATTAATGTTCTCTGAATACAATTTATAGTTATCCACATTAAATGTCAAATAATTTCACCCAAAATAATTTCATCAGTAGTATTATTATATTTAGTATTATTATACTTCGTATTTTTACGAAGGGGGGTATCGTGTTTTTGCGAAGGGGGTGTCGTATTTTTACGAAGGGGGGTAATCTTTCGAATCTCTACGTTTCCATTGCTAATATCATAATGAACCTTAATCACTTTAGCATCCTTTAGTGCCTTGATCCATGCGCTTATAGTGGCTCTATGTACCCCGTACAAATCTGCAAAATATGCGTTACTTGCAAAGCAATATCCTTGTTTTGTTGATAGTGCATCTATTTCTGTGTATAGTACCTTCTGGCTACTATTTAAGTCTGGGTGGTATCGTACCTCAGCTGGTAGCACACCATAATACGTTGGTTTGTTCATTAGTAAAAATTTAGTATGTTTATATCCAAACATAACTAAAAATCTTTTTACATGGAAATCGAATTACCTCGTTACAGGATATACGCCCAAAAATCTGGTGTAGCTACAGTATACTCCATACACGAAACGTCTTATGACTTTGATGATGTGCCTTTAGAGTATTCCAAAGTTCCTGCATCCATGATTGCGCTATCTAATGAGGATCTAATAAGCGACATTGAAGAGATCCTGTATGCTTTTGAGTACCCAATAATATCAATAGAAAATTTCCCAGAACCACATGAAGACATATAGCAACCTATCCAACGCAGACTATCATTCCTTAAACGATCACGTATCTAGTAGCTTTGTCAAAGCAGTGTCTAAGCACTCAATAGCAAAAGCTATGCAAGAATTTGATCCTACTCCTGCGCTTATCTTTGGCGATGCCATGCACACCTATTTCGAGGATAGACAAAAATTTCATAAAAGATTTGTAGTGTTTGATGACACAGAGTTGGTACAAGAAATTTTACAACGTAGACCTGACATCATAAACCCATCTATGACCAAAGACTACAAAACATATAAGGCTCAGTTTGAAGAGGGTTTACAAGAGGATCAGGTAGTTATTAGTGGGGTAGATATGCACCGCATCGAGATGATGTACAAATCCGCTATTCAAAACAAAGCCTTAAAAGATTTGTATGAGAGATACGGAACTTATGATATATGCGATGAGTATTCATTTATTACTACCGATCCAGATGAGTTCGGCTTGCTCTATAGAGTACGACCAGATAGACTCTTGGTACAAGATGATGTGCCTGTGGCTATCCTTGACTGGAAATCTTGTAAAGACGCAAGCTACAAAGGTTTTAAGGCTGATTTTTTTAAATTTAGATACGATCTACAAGCTGCATTTTACTGTGATATATTAGGCATTGAGATGTATGATTTTTACTTTGTTGCAATAGAAAAAGAATTTCCATATAATACTGCTGTCTACTCTCTTGATGGAGACACACAGACAAGAGCCATGCAAGAACTAAATGTAATTAAACAACGCATTGGCAAATGGAAAGCGAACCCTAGTCCAGAAAATAGTGGACTAGAAAACACTAATGAAATAACATATCTATGAACAAAAAAACAATTCAACAAATACTCACGCATATACAAGCGGAATTGAATGTACCAAAGAAAAGATTTAATAGCTTTGGTAAGTATAACTACAGAAATCTTGAGGACATTTACGAGTCCTTAAAGCCTATACTTAAAGAGAATGATGTTAACTTAACTCTCCAAGATGACATAATATGTGTATCTGATAGAGTATACGTCAAAGCTACTGCGACTTTACACAAGGCTGATGAGTCAATACAAGTGTCAGCGATGGCTAGAGAGTCTGAATCCAAGAAAGGAATGGATGACTCTCAAATCACTGGCACTGCTTCTAGTTACGCTAGAAAGTATGCACTTGCAGGATTGTTTCTTATTGATGATGTGAAAGACGCAGATACCAATGAGTTTACACAACAGACGAAGCAACCACCCAAAAATAAAACGGCTAAGAAAATCATGAACACTCGCACTTCTGACCAGAAAGATGCGATGTTAGATGAACTTCCGTTTTGATCATCTCCGTAGTAGTTACCCTCATCATCATTTCGTTGGTGGTGGGGGTTTCTTATTCTTATGAGCGCAAGATCCAAAGGTAGAAGAACCATAACGAAGGCAATATCTTTCTTTAGAGACAAGAAAATGATTGTTGATGAAGTAGAGCTTACTGGTCGA